GTGAGTTGTCCACGCTATTAGAGATCATCTTGCTTTCGAAAGTTAATACATCATTTAGCATTTAACTTTGCAAGCAGTTCTTTATTAGCTGCGACCTTTGCCTCTAGTGTTGAGCGTTGTTCTTCATAGTGCTTGTCGAGCCAGTCTTCAAGGATGTAACGACACACACCAGACAGGCTCATGCCTTTCAACTCAGCCAACCTATTAAGTAAGGCTGAGTTATAGATGGATGTCCTTGTTTGGATACCAACTACATCTTTAATAGGAGTCGTCATTGGCTACCACATCAATAGGTTCAGTAGTTTGTTGCTCATAAGAAACATTGAGATCCTTTAGAGCTTTGATAAGAACTTTCTTAGCAACAAATGGTCTTGTGAATCCATCGAAACACTCTATTAGTTCAGCATTATCAAGCTTGAACTTGACTTGTGCTTCCAGATAGGTGCGATGTGCATCAAGTAATGCCATCGACTCATCATCTAATCTGATGTTGACTTGGTTCTTGTCTGATCTTTTAGTTGCCATTGGATTGCAATAGAAAACATTTGGTTGTATGGGTGTGGACTTATATCATGGATCTTCTTACGAAAAGAATAGAATGAATGCCACAAGGTTGGTCGAGGGTTGACACGCCTGATCAATTGATACTCCGCTCTGTTATCCCTCGTTAATTAATAGCTGGAATAAATAACTTCACGCTCAATCATCCAGTCATACTTATCAACGTATGCCTTGCATGTAGAACATTTAAGACATTGAGATCTCAAATGATATACACGCTGTGTGCCCTCGCAATGAGGACACTTGATGAGCTTGCCATCTTTTCCAGTGCGTGAGTACTTCCTCATTGGTTCGAAGTACTCAGTCACTTCACACCTACCATCTTGGCAAGTGATCTTCTTGGTTGATTCAGTTGGCACCATTAGCAGCCATACCTCCTTGCATATTCGATGCGACAATCAACAGCTTTCATGGATAAGTCTCTCTGCTTTTCAGTAAGAGATTCACCAATAGATGCTGCCATTTGTACGCACTCTTCCTTGAGCTTGTCAGTTGGTGCAGTAATGGCAAGCAATAAAGCTTGCATAAATTTAATTTCTTTTTTAGATACTTTCTTCATTAGTCTGGCTCGCATGTGGTGGTGAAGTCTTGGAGGAAGTCAGGAGGTGTGCCGTCTGGTGCTTCCTCTCTTCTCAACTCCAAGTCTTCTAGTGATGGTGGACTGTCGATGACTCCATGATCATGGACACCTTCAACGATCCAGTTATATTCTCCAGTCAATAGTTCATCGACTGAATCAAGGAGCTTGAGTAAATCTCGAGGGGATGTGCTATCCCCTACGAGTTTGAGGTCAAAGAATATTCTCATTGCTTGCCCCACTGTGAGACTTGCTCCTTGATGCTGTCTAGGTTGGTTGCTTGCAAGCTTTCACGATCATAAAAACAATATCTAGCATCACTACCAACTGGTCTAATGCTGTCGATTATTTTATGGCATCGCTTGGCTATCTCTTCGTTCAATTCACCCATTTGTCTTTCAACAATTCGGATGAGTCTTGAGTCTTGCTTGCCATATCTCAAGGGATAGTGCTTGACGATGTAATAGTTGTTCATTTAATTGAGGGAATAGATTGAATAATTAGGAATGTGTGGGCTAGTTGTACCCAGTACTTTTCAGGGTCGAAGCCAAGCTCTTTGATGTCGCTATCCCAAATAGGAATGTGAAGAGCTATGCCTTGAAACCAATCGACCGCAGCGTTAACCATGCCAACTCTCTTGATCTCGTAATCTTTTTCCTTTAAGAATCTTCTTTGTGCATAGCTGATTGCTTCAGCTTCTGTCCACTCTTTCTGGTACTCATCCTCCTGCTTGATAGCAGAGAGGATAAGTTCCTTGAGCTTGATTGATTCGGCTAGCTTCTTCATTACTTGATCTCCTCATATCCATCAAACCAAGCACCCCACTTTGCAGTGTGGGCTTTGTTTGCTGGCATGATGCAAGTTGAAGAACTTGTCTCAGGGTGTGAACAATGTGCTTGTGCCTCTTCCAGAGTTAGACCGACAAAGCCTCTTCTGGTTTGAGGACCGCATCCACGGTCCTTGTAGCATCGAACGATTTTATAAAGAGTCATACTGCTAACCCTTTGAGTTCTGGGATGCTGTAGGCGAAGGTGTGGCCCAGAGCCGCCAGTGCTTCGACATCTTGCCTTGAGATTGTCTTCTTGCCTGTCAGTGTTCTGATGGCTGAAGCGTGAGAGCTAACTACGTAGATGGCTTCATTGCCGTAATTACTCCTGACCTCTAATTCGATTCTGTTCATTAGTTCGTGGTGGGTGAACAATTAGAAACCTAATCGAATGTGATTAAGATGTAAATGGTTTTGTATTAGAATTGTAATATAAGTTCATATTGTTCTTCCTTGCGGTAACAAAGACAATCAAATGAAGTGAGATCTTGCCCCAGGTCCGACCAAATCCCAGAAAATCCAGTGATAATCTTGCATAACTGTCATATCAACAGTTATGCCACCCCCCTCCCCCCTTGCTATCACTTCATTCTCTGGAGTAGTAAAACTAATTGGACAGAAAATGGACAATATAAGGAAAAATCTGGCCCATTTTGGCGACCCTATGGGGGGATTTTTTAAATCGAACTATATAGCGTTAACCCCTCACATTTTTCCAATAAAAATTGGGCCATGTGGAGCTCTAACAGATACCTAATAGAGGGGGATAAGGAGTAACTTCTATTCATATATGGACACTTAGTGGTGACAAGGGTTTTGGGGAGTAGAATCTAGGGGGTTAGCTTGGTCTGCCAGTGAGCTAACAAGGGAGTCTTCCTGTGGTGGGTGAGACTCCCGCCAATACTGTGTATGATTAGAGAAATTGCTGAAATGTTATGGCTAAGAAGAGTACGACAGAGGTATTGGGGGATTTACATGCAGGCTTAGCTGAGTGGTTTATGGATAAGTTGGTATCTGGGGAGATGACTGTTGCAGATGTGAATGTCGCTAGACAGTTTTTAAAGGATAATCAGATCAGTGCACAGCCAGTAGAGGGTACAGCTTTTGGGGAGTTAGCGAAACAGTTACCTGATATAGAGAATGTCATAGCATTTAAGAAGAAGAGGGCTTGAGTAGGTGAAAGAAAAGTGGGTGCAGCTACCTGATCAGTTCAGGGATGACTTTAGATATTTTTTAGTTGTCGTATGGAAGCACCTACAACTTCCTAATCCCACACCAGTTCAGTTAGATATAGCTGAATATATGCAGGATGGGCCTAAGAGAAGAATTATTGAGGCTTTTCGTGGAGTAGGAAAGAGTTGGATGGCAGCAGCTTATGTGCTGTGGCTGCTAAGGAATGATCCACAAAAGAAGATCATGGTTGTATCTGCAAGCAAGATGCGAGCAGATGACTTTGCACAATTCTGTCTCAGGTTAATTAGAGAGATGGATATATTGAAGTGCTTAGAACCAGATAGGGATGAGCAAAGAAGTGCGAGTAATAGATTTGATGTAAGACCAGCGACACCAGATCAATCCCCATCAGTAAAATCTGTCGGTATCTTTGGACAGCTTACTGGTAGTAGAGCAGATTTAATACTTGCAGATGACTGCGAGGTTCCTAATACAGCGTGGACTGTAGGAATGAGAGAGAAATTAATTGTATCTGTCGGAGAATTTAATGCGATCCTGAAACCAGGTGGAGAAATTATGTTCCTGGGTACGCCTCAGACGGAAGAAAGTATCTATAACAAATTGCAAACAAAAGGATATGAATGTCGTGTCTGGCCTTCAAGGTATCCAAAGAAACCACAGAAATACGGTACATCTCTAGCACCAATGATACTAGAGAATTGTGTCGAACTTGTTAATAAACCAACTGACCCTGATCGCTTTAATGAACTAGATCTAATTGAAAGAGAAGCTAGTTACGGTAAGTCACAATTCACGCTTCAGTTTCAACTAGATACGACACTCAGTGATCTAAATCGTTTCCCTCTTAGATTATCTGATTTAGTAGTTTTAGAAGTTGACCAAGACGCACCTGAGAAAGTGGTGTGGTCTTCTGGTGCTGAGTATCGGATTACTGATTTACCTGCTGTTGGGTTTAGTGGAGATTATTATCACAGGCCAGCGTTTATACATGGGCAATGGATTGAGTTCCAAGGTTGTGTAATGTTTATAGATCCTTCAGGTAAGGGCTTAGATGAAACTGCTTATTCTATTGTCGCTCATCTTAATGGAAATTTATTTGTACTGGAAGTGGGTTCCTTCCGTGAAGGTTATACCGAACCTGTCTTAAGAGGAATTGCAGAAGCAGCTAAACGTAGAAAAGTAAAACTGATTCTCTTAGAAGATCAGTTTGGTCAAGGCATGATGGAAAATCTTTTACAGCCTTACCTCAGAGAGATCTATCCTTGCACGATTGAAGCGACTAGGAGCAACGTCCAGAAGGAGAGAAGAATTATTAATGCTCTTGAACCAGTAATGAATCAACATCGGTTGATCTTTAATCGCTCGGTAATTGAAGATGATTCCAAAGCTAGAGATGATGATTCCGTAGAGACAGCCTTGGCATACCAGTTGTTTCATCAATTAACTCATCTCACTGTCGATAAACAATCTTTACAACATGATGACAGATTAGACTCTTTAGCTGGTGCAGTTCAATATTGGAACGAGTCTCTTGCTATAGATGAAGATAGAGCTATTAAGGAACGTGAACAAGAACTCTGGGAATTGGAATTGGCAGCGTATAAAGGTGATATTGAGGGCATTCTCGATGCACAAATTCTTGGTATCCCAATCGAGAAACTCCAAAGGCAAAACGCAAAAGCAGGATGGATCA